AATGTGGCTGGCCTGCTTGGCGTCGATACCAAAAAGCTCACGATAGATGGCAAGCGCAGTCCAAAGATCGTTCCGGTGTTCCCGCACTTCCGCCAGAAGCTCGCGGTTTTCTCCAACGAGCCGACCGTTTTCGCGTTTCAAGTACAAGATGGCTTCTGATTCAGTCACGGTTCCTCCGGTCTTTGAGATACGGACAACAGCACACTGATAGTACACCTAGCTTTTCAGGGAGTCCAGACCGTACCATTGGGTCTCGTGACTAGTTCGCCGGACCAACCATCGCGCCGTGAGCTTCTGGACAGACAAGAAGTCGTCCAAGTGGGCGAGACTATGCAGGACCAGATCACGGAACTGTGCGAGCTGTACAGCATGAAACGAGCCGGTGTCTGCCGTATGGCCCTGGCTCGGGCGCTCCCCGCGATGCTGGCCGAGGCACGCAAGTCCGCGAGGCTTACGGAGTAATGCCCCTTACTCCGTAGGATAGGTGGGGAACGACGCGCTCCACCTGACAAAACCCCCGGCGCCCACCCCGTAGCCGGGGGTTTTGTCATGTCCAGGGTCGGGAGGGCAACGCGTGGTACGATGTGTACCCACGGTGTACTAACCGTGTGCAAAGACAATCGCCCCGGGGGCCAAATCCCGAGGCGACTGAGAGCGGAGCGCGATGAATAGTTCCGATGGTACATCGATTCTGCAAGAAGCGATTGAATACACGAAACTTGGTATCCGGGTTATTCGCCTGCACTACGTGAAAGAAGACGGCGGATGTTCCTGTTCAAGTCCGGAGCGCCTCAACTCCAAGCACGCGATAGGTAAGCACCCGGTAGACCTCGCATGGCAGAAGAGCCCAAAGCTCTCGATCCCTGACGCGTACGCGCTGTTCGACGGCGAACCGTGGAACCTTGGGGTCGCGACCGGAGACACGTTCTGGGTTCTGGACTACGACCCTGGACACGCATCCAAAGAAGCTCAGGCGCTCGCAGAGCGGCTCGAAGCCGAAGGGCTACAGCCGACCACGCTTACGGGCTCAGGTGGACTGCACTGGTGGTTCAGCCTGCCGAATGACTTTGAAGTGTCAAATAGCTCAGGCCGGTTGCCACAGGGCTTCGACGTACGCGGGCATGGTGGGCAGGTCGTGTGTCCGCCGTCCGTCTCAGGTAAAGGTCCGTACGTCAAACTTGAAGGAATTGTTCGCAATGCGCCTGACTATATTCTTGCGGCCATTCGCCCCGAGACGAAGTCGCCTGAGATTGGCCAAGTCGATCGGACGGCATATGACAGTCTCTCTGAGTTCAAACGGGCGCGGATTGACGCCTACGTTGCGAATTCGGTTGGGAAGATCTCGGAGATTCTGAGTGGGCTCCGGGACCTTGAACTCGGAGCGAAACCCGGATGGGACGAGACCTGCTTCAAGTGTGCGTGTGATCTACTAGAAATCGCTCGCTCGCCCTGGAACGCCTATTCCGAGTCCGACGCATACAACGACTACTTCTCTCGGGCGCCCCGAGACTCGGGCTTCGGAGACGAGCGCGTCAACGCGAAGTTTGCTTCAGCTGTCAAGAAGCGCAAACAACGTCCTGCCCCGAAGTGGATCAACGAGGCTGAGGACATCCCGGAGACTACGGACTATGATCCTCAAGAGATACCACTGATCGATGGCTTGTTGATCGAATACATTGCTCTCGATCTAGGTAAGACATACAAGTGGTCAACCGGTTTCGGATGGTTGAAGTTCAACGGTTCGCGTTGGGTCATCGATCATCCGGAACCAGCAGTACGTCTCGCAGTTCGTGACTGGCTGCACAAGACGCTGAAGAAGCAGAAGGACAGTGCGCGGCTTCAAGCGTTCGCAAAGAAGATGGGCGTCGGAAGCCTGAACGCGCTGACTTCGCTCTTGCGCGGATGCGGACCGATTCTCGTGGAAGCCTCGGACTTCGACAAAGACCCGAACATTCTGAATTGCACGAACGGGGTAGTCGACCTGCGCACGGGCGAGCTGAAGCCGCACTCAAGCGCGTACCTCGTGACGAAGATGTGCTCAGTCGACTATGAGCCCAAGTTCACGACGGACGACTTCCAAGCCGCATTGAGCGTCATGCCCGAAGACGTGCAGCCCTGGCTTCAGCTCCGATTTGGTCAGGCGTGCACCGGCTTCACTCCGCCGGACGACGTACTCCTGATCCTGCAAGGAGGAGGATCGAATGGGAAATCATCCATCATGGTGCCGACCACCAGGGCACTGGGGGACTACTTCTGCTTTCTGTCGGATAAGGTCCTACTTGGGTCTACGGCAGACCATTCGACTGACTTCATGGATCTTCGCGGTGCGCGCTTCGCGCTGCTTGAGGAAACGCCTGAAGCGAGACGGCTAGACGTTCAGGCCGTGAAGAAAGTCATCGCTACACCCATCATGACAGCGCGCGAGCTCTACAAGAACAATGTGAGCTGGGTCCCTTCGCACACGATGTTCATCAACACGAACCACCCTCCGATCGTCACCGAGACCGATCACGGCACGTGGCGTAGGCTCCGCATGTTGAAGTATCCATTCACGTTCAGGAAGCCCGGCGAGAAGTGCGTAGACGAGTTCGACCGGCCAGCAGACATGGGCCTGCGCGGACGACTTGAGGAAAACTCCGACAACTGGAAAGCCGCCCTCGCATGGATGGTTTGCGGGGCAGCTCGCTGGTATGCGGACGGCAAGGTCATGCCGGAAGATCCTGAACGGACGCTGAACGACACGGAGCGCTGGCGCACGGAATACGACCCGATCATGAAGTTCTTGAACGAGTTCATGGTCGAGGATGCGAGTGCGTGCGTTACGTCGGACGATTTCTGCGCCGAGTTCAACGCATGGCTGAAGATCGAAGAGCAGCGACCGTGGGCAAACCAGACCGTGGTCAGTCGATTGACGGGACACGTCATGGCAAGTCGGTGGCGGATTTCGAAGGAGCGGCCGCTCAAACGCCCGGAGAACATCGCCCGGCCGAGCGGCTACCTGGTCGACGGACTGGCCCGTCCGCTGCCCAAGCGGCCGACGATCCTGCATGGGCTGAGGTGGGACGAGTGAATGCAGTACGTGCGTTCTGCTCCACGGGCCGTTTTGGGGGCAATGCCTACACGATTAGTAGGAGTCAGCCTGTCTACCAGGGAAAACCTGTTTTTGAGACAGGGGAGACAGGCTGGAAACCAACTTTTGGATTTTCATTTCTCGCGCGAGATCACTTTTGGTTCCAGCCTGTCTCCCCTGTCTCAAACTACAAAGGACAGACACCCAAACCCACAGTGGACAGTTGCCTTACGGGTACCTCGGGGTGTGCTGATGGTAGGCTGGTCGTCGAACTCGGAAGGAGGTAGCGAGCATGGCAGAGCCCGTTGAACGATCAGAGCCACGAGCGGACGCTATTTACGATTGGGACAAATACGCGGACGGACGGATGTGGAAGTTCGAGCGAGGTAAGGATTTCCTCGTTGATCCTAAGTCGTTCTCAAATGCGGCGCGCAAGGCCGTGAACGCTCGTCGTGACCGAGTTTCGGACGTCAACATTAAGATTCGTCAAGGTACGGTCTTTGTTCGCTTCAATCTGAAGAAGGGGGTAAATGAAGATGACTGATGTCTCGAAGGACGGCTTCCCGGTCTGGCGATGCTCAAAGGGACATACGAACGACATGCTGACTGCGACATGTCGGTATCGAACGATCCTGAGGCGTTGCGCGCACCGAGTTCCGTGTCCAGACCATCGGATTGACAATGAACTGACAAAAGGAAGGCCGATCGAGCTCAGTCAGATCTGCGGTTATTACCTCGAATACGAGGTATGCGCAGAGTATCGCCCGTGTGCGAAATGCGGCCTAAACGATAAGCCTGTGCGCATGAGTGCGGATGGAAACTTCTGTGACGCGTGCCGACCGAAGTCCGAGCCTTGGCCTTTCAGTGTCAATGAAGCTCCAAGGTTGATCGTTAAACGTCAACCGGTTCAGCCTGCGGTCAAGGTTCCGGCCGTTCGATTCAAGAATGCGGCATCCTTGGCTGTACTTTTGAACTCGAAGCACGGCTTCGTGTACGACGTCCAACACGCTATCGGCCCCGAGCCTGAGCGCGTTGAATCGGTAGCCATGCGCATACGACGGCCAGATGGCATGCGTGCGGTTGTGTTTTGGGGAGGCGAGAACCTCAGCTTCAATCGAGCGATCGTGCGAGACATGAGCGGATGGGGAACGCTGAACCTGACAGACTTCAAACGTTGGTGCGGCTTCGAGATTTACCGCAAGACTCGTGCTGTGACGACTCGGACTAAAGTCACAACGCAAAAGTTGAAGGACACGATGAGATGACGACGTGCAGGTGGTGCGGACTTCACGAGACGGACGCTGAGCACGAGCGCGATATCCTCGAAAAGTCCGCTCGCGTCTCCGAGGGTTTCTGCTTCTTCTGCTCGTCTCGCCTTGAGGTCAGGGATGGGTGCGGCTACCACTGCGGGCTCTACCAGAACGCTGACGCACTGGGCTTCACGGTGAGTTCGTGCCCGATGTAGGCCGCTCCCCACGGGAACACAGCAGGACGTTGACCGCCACGAAGTCGCAATGCTAGACGTCGTCTTGATCGGAATATTCATAGGGACACAAATCAAATGACTTCTCGGCTTACTTATCCGAAGGTGGTGAATTGATGGCGACGCCGAATCATCTTGAACGTGGCGGACGTAAGTTCGCTCTTGTTCGCGATCTTGCGAAAGGCGAGCAGACGCAGCGCCAATTAGCCGCAAGGTATGGCGTATCGCAACCGGCGATCAGTCAGTTTGCTCAAAGATACGCCGAAGAGATTCTTGAGACCCGCGCGAACATCGACGACAAACTGATTGGTCTGTGGGTCGCGGACAAGAGCGCTCGCATCGCTGAATATCAGGATGGCATTGAGAAGCTCAAGGAGATCATCGCTGAACTGACCGACTCGGAGAGCAAAGAATCGGCCCTTGTTCGTGCCCAGGTCAGTGGATTGATGCGCACTATGCAGGCCGGGCTGCGGGCGGTTGCGGATGAACTCGGCTCGATCCCGGTCAAGAGTCTCACTGTCACGGGCGCGCAGGTCACGTACACAGTTGAAGCAACTCAACAGGAACTCGAAGGACTGGACTGATGAAGTTACGGGACGAGGCGATCGTGCTGTACGCGCACAGCGGACCGAATCGTGCGGAACGCCGAGCTAGGAAGTTGGCCGGGCCGAGCGTCAATCGCCCGGCCACTCGGGCTGAGCTGGAAGCCGCGATGCCCGAGCCGCCCGAACATCCGCTCTTCCTGCTGCGATGATCACCATCACGGCCGAAGAACTCCCCTTGGTTGAGGAGGAGATCCGTCGACGTACGTGCGGTTGCGGCACGATCGGTGTGGAGCGCGCGCTGAAGATCGCCCGGCACCGGCTGGCTCATGGTTGCGACGAATGGGAAGACTCTTGTGCTATGCGATACCAGGCCATCTATGGTTGATTGATGCCGCTTTGCGCGGGAGACAAGACTGACTTTTAACTGTCAACGAGAACGCCATTCTCGGGAACTCCGGGTGTGATGACTACCGAGCTTCAGCACCACTACTCGGCCCGAGGGGGATGCCGGGCCGCCTTTTTCTCCCGAGCAGGCGAGACCCTGGCCAGCGGACCAGCAGGAACAGGCAAGAGCAGGGCCGCCCTGGAGAAGCTGCTCGCCGTCTGCCTACGCAACCCGGGCACACGCTGCCTCATCGTCCGCAAGGTCCGCGCCACCCTCAGCTCAACCGCTCTCCAGACTTGGCGGGCGTTCGTTGGCAAGGAAGCCATCGCCGCTGGACACTGCGAATGGTTCGGCGGATCCGATGAGCGTCCGCCAGGCTATTACTTCCAGAACGGAAGCTCGATCGCAGTTGGTGGCCTGGACAAGGCCATCAAGATCATGTCCAGCGAGTACGACATCATCTACGTACAGGAAGCCACCGAGCTGGACAAAGAAGACTGGGGATCCCTGCTCACCCGGCTACGCAACGGCAACATCTCGTACCAGCAGATCATCGCGGACTGCAACCCTAGCTTCCCCACGCATTGGCTGTACATGCGCGTGCAGAGCGGCGCAGCGACCATGTTCAACACACGCCATGAAGACAATCCAATGCTGTTCGATGAGGATGGCACGCTCACCACGGAAGGCCGGGCGTACATAGAGAAGCTTGACGCGCTCACCGGAGTGATGAAGCAGCGTTTGCGCTACGGCCTGTGGGTCGCTGCGGAAGGCATGGTCTGGGACGACTATGACCCGAGCGTACATGTGATCGATCGCTTGCCTGAGGGCGCCGCTTCCTGGCCGAGATACTGGTCAATCGACTTTGGGTTCACGAATCCGTTCGTGCTGCAATGTTGGGCGAAGGACCCCGATGGTCGGCTGTACTTGTATCGTGAGTTGTATCGGTCGAAGCGTCTGGTTGAGGATCATGCGCGGGACATCCTGAATATTGTGCGGCCGGACGGCGAGTGGATCGAGCCCAAGCCGAAGGTCATCATTTGCGATCATGATGCGGAGGATCGTGCCACTTTCGAGCGGCATTCGGGTTTGCACACGATAGCTGCGATCAAGAAGGTGTCGGGCACGGACAAGGCGCCGGGCGGCATACAGGCCGTTGCTCAGCGTTTCGTGGTGCAGCCAGACGGCAAGCCGCGTCTTTATCTTGTGCGCAATGCGCGCTTGCATGTGCCAGACATCGAGCTTGAGACTCGCAACGTGCCGACGTGCACGATTGAAGAGATCCCGGGCTATGTCTGGGACGACACGGCCCGTGTCGGTATGAAAGAGCAGCCAAAGAAGGAAAACGACCATGGCTGTGATGCTATGCGATACCAGGTTGCTTATCACGATCTGAAGCCCAAACCGGATATTCGTTCATTCGATGCGTTCTGATCCGTATCGAACATAGTCCCTGAAAAACTGGGACACAACGGCGAACGCGCTAGTTATGGTGCCATGCCGTATCATCCGCATCATGAACGTCAAACCATTGCGGGCGCCCAGCTCGGCCATCGTGCAATGGCTTGTCGTCACCACCGGATTCGCATTCCTGGATGCCGCTGCCTGGCTCTGGATCATGCAAGTCGGCATGGCTGCAATCGGGTTGAGCCTGCTGCTCGTCGCCTACCTCATCGCTCTCAGCGAGAAGGCATAGCATGCGCGGGCCGTTCGCTGGACTGGCGCGCAACGCGATCATCCCGCCCGGACATCGGCCAGTCGCTCGGGGCACGGGTGGCGCAACGATCTTCCAACCGCCTCAGCTCAGCGGATCTGGCCTCAAGGCGTACGGACGTAACTCGACACTTTTCCCCATCGTCAACCGCCTGGCGCTCGACACCTCTAACACCACGTGGCACCTCTACCAGCCCGGAGCGAGCGGCGAGGAAGACGACCGTACGGAAATCAAGCCAACCAGGCACCCGGCCGCTCAACTCTGGGCTCACCCCAACGACTTCATGACCACCCAGCAGTTCGTTGAGATCGGCCAACAACACCTTGAACTGACCGGTGAATGGTACTGGCTCATTGTCCGTTCCCCTTCGATGCGCGGCGTGATTAAGAGCATGTGGCCTATCCGTCCCGACCGGATGACTCCGGTTCCGGATGACACGACATTCCTCAAAGGCTGGCTGTATCGCCTGGAAGACGGCAAAGAAATCGCCCTCGATCTGGATGAGGTCATTCAGATCAAAATGCCGAACCCGGACGACATGTATCGCGGTATCGGACCCGTGCAAGCTGCGATGATCGACATTGACAGTTCGCGGTACAGCGCCGAGTGGAATCGCAATTTCTTCATCAATGGCGCGTCTCCGGACGGCGTTCTCACAGTCGACCACAACCTTGACGATGACGATTACAATCGCATAGCTCTGCGCTGGCGCGAGGCGCATCAAGGTGTTTCGAACGCGCATCGGGTTGCCATCCTTGAGGCTGGCATGCAGTGGGAAGACCACAGCTTTAACCACAAGGACATGCAGTTCACCGAGTTGAGGCAACTGAGCGCGGACTTCATCCGGCAGGCATTCGGATTCCCGACGTTCATGCTCGGCAACGTCAACGACGTGAACCTCGCCAATGCACGCGCATCCATGGCTATGTACGACGCGCAATGCATTGATCCACGCGCCAATCGCCTCAAGCAGACCCTCAATTCACAATTCCTTGGATTGTTCGGGACGAACACGCGCGGCTTGTACTTCGATTACGAGCCTGTTGTCAAGGCCGATGAACAAGCGGATGCTACAGTTGTCAATACAAAGGCTTTGGCCGCTCAGATCCTGATTTCCAGTGGATTTGAAGCAGATGACGTTTTGAATGTGGTCGGCCTTCCTCCAATGGTATGGCGCGAACCGGAGCAACAACCTCTGCCAGGGCAGACCGATCCGAGTGAAGAGGGTGAGAACGAGGATGCCGAAGGCTCGGATGGTCAAGTCAACTCGCCCAGTAGCGAATCTGAGGAAGGGGAAGACTGATTGGTTCAGGTTCTCCAACTTGGATCAATCGACAACCGAACTCTTCATTTATGATGAGATCGGATACTGGGGCGTCACCGCAGATGATCTGGTTAGCGAACTCAAGAATGTGCACTCGGACAACCTGACTGTGCGGATCAACTCGCCGGGCGGAGACGTCTTCGATGGAATAGCCATTCTGAATGCACTCCGCTCATACGATGGCACAGTCACCACGATTGTTGATGGACTCGCTGCCTCGGCCGCTTCGTTCATCTTCCAGGCCGGTGCGGAACGAGTTGTTATGAACAACTCGGAGATCATGATTCACGCAGCCAGTGGGCTAGTCATCGGCAATGCCACAGACATGCGCAGGATGGCCGAGAGTCTCGATCGCGTGACGAGCAACATCGCTAGCGTATACGCCGAGCGTGCTGGCGGTGATGTCAATTCCTGGCTGGCTGCGATGGATGAAGAGACCTGGTATTCCGCAGATGAGGCTGTCTCCGCAGGTCTTGCCGACCGTGTTGAGGGACGTAAGTCGAAGGAACCCGAGAACACGTTCGACCTCTCGATCTTTGCGCACCGTGGCCGAGCGAATGCACCTGCACCACAGATTGATCCCATTGAAGAGATTCCGGCGTTTGATGCTGAGGCATTCCGGAAGGCGCTAGAGGAAGTGAACTATGTCTGATGTTCTGATCCCGACGTCTCCGGATGAGTTTGAGGCGACCCTCAACGATCAGAAGAAAATGCAGGAGCTATACAAGGCTCCCGGCGCCCTGGCCAAGTTCGTCACGGGCTATGCGAATTCAATGAAGGAAAGGGATGAGACCCTCTCCGAGCAGATTCGTGACCAAGTTCAGCTCACCCTGAAAGACTGGCTGGCGGAGAACGAAAAGACGGGCGCGCGGCCCATGTTCGAAGTCAATGGTCCGAGTACCGCCCCGGCTATGTCCGCCAAGAACGCGCTCTATCAGGAGAACGCGCCAGGCACCGCGCTCGATGGCAAGTTCAAGAACCGCGCCGACTTCTTCCGTGGCGTGTACGCGGACTACGTCAAGTACAACGGTGCCGGATTGGGCGAATACCGTGATCGCATGGCCGAGGTTGCTCAGGTAAAGAACTCTTTCGGATCGACTATTCCGGCCGACGGTGGATTCCTCATCCCCGAGGTTCTCCGCTCTCAACTGCTCATGCTCAGCCTTGAAAGTGCAGTTGTGCGCCCTCGGGCTACCGTCATCCCGATGGATAGTCTGCGTGTTCCTATCCCCATGGTCGACTCCACCACGAACGCGACCAGCGTCTACGGTGGCATTATCGCCTACTGGGGTGAGGAAGGCGCACTCCTGGTCGAATCCCAGGGCGCATTCGGCCGTGTCGTGCTCGATGCAAAGAAGCTGACTGCGTTCGCGGGTGTGCCCAACGAGCTTCCGCAGGACGCCAGTGCGTTCAGCGCGTTCCTTGATGCCGCTTTCCCGTCTGCAATGGCCTGGTATGAAGACATCGCCTTCATGAAGGGCTCGGGCACCGGGGAACCTCTCGGCTGGATCGGATGCCCTGCCACGGTCACCGCATCCGCTGTGTCCGGCCAGGGGGCGAACACGATCGTTGTCGAGAATCTCGCTGCCATGTTCGCCAGGATGCTGCCTACAAGCCTGAGCCGGGCGGTGTGGGTCGCTTCTATCGATACTTTCCCTCAGCTCGCCACGATGGCGCTGAGTGTCGGTACCGGTGGTGCGCCGGTCATGCTGACCAACAGCGGTATCTCCGATGCTATGCCCATGAGCATCTGGGGTCGACCGGTCATCTTCACCGAGAAGGCGAACACGCTCGGCACGGCGGGCGACATCTCGTTCGTTGACCTGAGCTACTACCTCATTGGCGACCGGATGCAGATGCAGGCCAGTGCTTCCGAGCACTACCTGTTCGGCAACGATAAGGTCGCGTACCGCTTCATTCAGCGCCTCGATGGCCGTCCTTGGCTGAACTCCGCGATTACTCCTCAGAACGCTGGCAACACGCTGTCTCCGTTCGTCAACCTCAGCTCGACTCGTACGTAAGCTCAACTTCGGCCGAGGAACTTCC